GTTTATGCCAGATGGAATCAACACCAGTTACGACAATGAATATGAGGCTCTATCGTTAACAGCTACTCTCGGCGCAGTTGGTTTCGGCGCGCAGGCACTAGCCTCAAAGGGTGGTTCTGTTGATCAAACTAATGCATTTATTGCAGAAGCTGCAGGAAGCATTCTAAGTAGAATTGCTGGCAATGAAGATTTAACAAAGTTGGGAGTTTTTGCCACAACGGGTCGAGTTATTAATCCGCAACTAGAAATGCTTTATACATCTCCAGTTCTTCGTAAATTCACCTTCGACTTCAGAATGATCCCAAGAAATGCAGTAGAAGCTGAGTTGATACGAGCCATTATATTCAATTTAAAATATTTCGCATCTCCAACTATTCCAGATAATTCAACAGGTCGATACTTCATTCCTCCTGCCCAATTTGAAATCGAATTTTATGACGGTCGAAATAATATGAACGATTTCTTATTTAAGACTAAAAAGTGTGTTTTATCTGGAATCAATGTTGATTATTCCCCAAACGGGTTTGCAACATTTAAAGATGGTGCACCAGTTGAAACGCGACTTCAACTAACATTCCAAGAAACAGTTATTATCGACAGAGCAGCTGTTGCTGGAGGCTTCTGATGTTTTTTAGAGAGTTTCCAAAAACTTTATATTCGTTTGATTTTAAGAATGATAGTCCAACTGTCATTGCAAATATCTTCTCGCGATTTAAAATCCGCAGTAGTGTTCTAAACAATACAGTGGCGTTTTATAAGTATCAATTGCAAGAAGGTGATACGCCTGAAATTGTAGCGTACCAACAGTATGGTGATGCTTCCTATCATTGGGTCATCTGTATGGTTAATGATTTAATCGATCCGCATTTTGATTTTCCTCTAACGACAGATGCATTGGAAAGAAAAATCATCAAGCAATATGGGTATTCAACTATCGCAAATGCATATTCTGAAATCCATCATTATGAATTAGAGCAAGAAAAAACATATTCAGAAGTGAATGGTCTAACGAAGACTACAACTGAAAATCATATCGTAACGCTAAATCAATATGATTATACTTCAAATACTTTGATTTTAAATAATGTAAATACTCCAACCACTGAGGTATATACATTTAGATCTAATAATGCAGATCCAAATACAGCAGTGACTTCGACGTTAACAATTAAGTCATCATATAAAGCTGTTTATGTTTATAATTATGAAACTGAAGTAAATGATAACAAACGTCAAATTAAATTGCTCAAACAATCGTATATCCAACCATTAATTAATGAACTCGGAACAGTATTGAATGGCTGATATTAATAATAATACATCCACTAAAGATGTTTTAATTCATGAACTGAGTATTATCAATTCTCTTGGTGAGATAAAAGATATTACAAGTTTGTTCAATGTGATCAATATCTACGAAGATGTGTTTATGCCTGTTGTGAGCGGATCGATTCAATTAATCGATGGCGTTGATTTGTTTTCAAGTATGGGACTGCACGGTAATGAGTATCTTTATATCTCATTTAGTCGTCCAGGAGAAAGCGCATCTAATCAACGATACAAAAGAACTTTTCGAATTTATAAAGCAACAGAACGAAAACCAGCGGGTCGATCACAGGCTCAATCGTATGTACTCCACTTTTGTTCAGAAGAATTGGTTTTCTCGAATCAATTAACATTGTCTAGAAAATTACGTGGAAAAAATGCTCGAGATCACGCTGCTAACATTTGTGTGAATGATCTTAAAGTTAATAAAAAGAAATTGAGTTCGGAGAATTTTGAAAATTCGTTTGGCTCAACCGACTTTATGCTCACTCGGTATAAACCATTAGAAGCATTAGAATATCTTGCATCTCAATCTTATAACGAAAACAGCTCAACGTTTGTGTTCTTTGAAAACAGAGATGGATTTAATTTCATATCTTTAGAAGGTCTCTTCAAGAGAGAAGTCATCGCAAAGATAAATTTTAACACTGCCAAACTAACTCAAGATCAATTAACTGCAGCATCTTTAAATGCAAATGATGTTAATGATTTTCGATTTAACTCGAGTTTTGATGTTCTATCGAACACAAAAAATTCTGCATACACTGGACGCTTATTCACACTTGATTTGATTACGCAAAAATATGTAAGAAATGATTATTCTCTAGTGAATGCATCTAATAGACAAATTATGATGGACGGATTCTTTCCATTAAATAATGCAAAGAATAGAAATGAAAAAACCATTTATGAAGAATATGACACTCAAATAGATTACTGGCTAACTAATAAAGGTCAGACAAATAATCCATATTTCATTTCAAAGGGATTTAAGATTGTAGAAACAGGTATTGAGAAAACACTGATGCAACGAAGAATTCAGATTAATCTTCTTCGCAGCACAGAACTCAATTGTATTGTTCCAGGCAATCCATTTTATTCCGCAGGATATCTTGTTGAGTTTGATATGCCAGCATTTATTCCAAATAACGAAAGCGAAAGAAATATTGACCCATATCATTCAGGCAAATATCTAATTACGGGTGTGCGACACACAATCACTCCTTCTGACGGTCTTCAAACAGTACTAACATTATGTAAGAATTCTATTGCTGCGCCATTTGATTTGGCAACAGATAGAGAAGAATTTAGAAAAGCGAGAAGTTTCTAATGAATCAAAATTTTTTAGGATTAGGTGATTTTGTTTGGTGGTTTGGTATTGTGGAAAATCGAATAGATCCACTTGAACTTGGTCGTTGCCAGATCCGTTGTTTTGGTTGGCATACTAATGATGTTAACCAAATTCCAATTTCTGAACTTCCATGGGCGCATCCTGTCGTTCCATATGGTGTGAAGGCTGTTCAGCCACCAACTGAAGGAACAATGGTATTTGGATTTTTTGCTGATGGGAAAGCGGGTCAATATCCAATTATTCTTGGAACTGTTCCAGGTATTCCTGAAGAACTTTTAGATAGAGATCTCGGATTTACTGATCCAATGAGCGTTGCTTCAAAACGCAATGCTGCTATGCCTCGTAAATTGAATACTGGAACAACTAAACTTGGTAAAGACACAAAAGGTATTCGAATTGAAGACGAAGATCCATCAAGATATCCAAAATATTTAAATGAACCAACAACATCACGACTCTCAAGACCAGTTCGTGGTGAAAAGGATGGTAAATTTGATGGTGTGACAAATGAATCTATTGCCAATACAACGATAGACATACAGAGAAAAACAAGAGTTGTTAATATCCCTACTATCGTTGGATCATGGGATGAAGCCTATCCAACCTATGCAGCTAAATTTCCATACAACCATGCCACTGAAACTGAGTCTGGACATGCTTTTGAACTTGATGACACTTATGGATATGAAAGAGTACAATTATCTCACAGAACTGGCACCACTTTAGAATTTGCGAACACAGGTTCAGTTAAATTGAAATCAATGTCTAGTCGTCAAGATATTACGATGGGCGATCAACGAACCTATGTTAATGGAAATAAATATGAAACGATTGACGGAGACTTTTATCTCCAGGTCGGAGGTAAACTTCGTATTTCCGCGAAATCTATCGAAATTGTTTCAGGATCTGGCACTGTTATTTCTGCGCCGCAGGGTATATCAATAGCAGGTGGGCAATCAGTCAGTGTTACTGGATTATCAGTTGGCATGTCAGGTTTAATGGCGTCAGTTTCTGGTCTGAAGACAGATGTTAGTGGCAACATGGCTTTAAAGGTGTCTGGTGGCGTTATTTCTGCTGAAGGTGTAACTGCAATTTCTATTGATGCACCATTCGTTAATACTGGCGGATTTAATAACCGACAAGGAATAGAAAGTATTAATTCTTGTATTCCTAATCCAGTCCCAGAAATTCCACCAAATCCAGAAATACCATTACCAGGACTCGGACAACCAATTTCGTTTGCTGATGCTACAAGTGCAGGTCAAGCTGCGGCTGATGCATTTGCAGCATCTCAATCGATTAGTGGGATTTAAATGGGATCAGGAATAGAAATTTTACGCCGTCAGCAACGAGTAAAGGCAGAATTATCTGGCGAGAACTTTGCGGCGAATGGTGTGTATAATCTTGGCGATGAAATAGCGCCTTATGTGCCTTCTGTTGCACCATTTGCTCCAGGAGATGCATTCTCACCAAAGGTACAGCAAGAAACTGAACAACAAACCACTTTTCGTATTTTGCAAGGTGAGGACAATTCTCAATATTTACCAATAACGACTGGGGCTAATTCTATAGTCACATTTGAAAATGGAAGACCTAATGTTTCAATTAGTTTTCCGACAGAATCCTACACTGTTATTGCAAATAATATTATCCAAGCAATTCTCAAGGGAGAACAGCCTAAATTGCCACCAAATATTAGAACTTTTAGTTCAGTAGTTCCACCTAGAGATTCTAGCGCGGATAGAGGAGCAGCCGCAAATATCGCTTCACCATTAAGTAATGCAACTCCTAATACCACCACTACAACAACCGAAAAGACTCAAATTAGGCTTAATGGATTCTAATAAATATGTGTATGGAAATTAATGCATTACATACTCTTCAAATGCTTGAAGATAAAATGGTAAAATTGATACCTCTTTCTGAAGAAGATAAAATCTTTTTGATCAGAAATAATATGCAAGAAAGAATAGAAGCCCATAAAACATATCTTGGCGCAATGCAAAAAGCAAAAGATACTGAAGAACACTATAGAAAAGTTTATGGTAATGACATCATAGACAAATTGATTAGAGGTATGCCGCTTTCATAAGTTTAAGTAAAATCATCAAAATCATCCTCTGTCTCATCGGAGGATTACCATTACTGCAGACATTAGCCTTGATGTTTTCCTGCGTTCCCATTCCATTTGTCAAAAATGGTGGATTGAATTTCGCATCAACTAAATTTGGTAAATTTCTTATTGACATGAAGAAATGGTTTGATTCGAGAGCCGACATTGTTTCCAATTTTTTCAAACAATATTTTAGAAATCCACTTGTTGATGCATTTAAAGAATTTAAGAACACTGTCCTTGATCCTCTAGATAAAGCACTAGCATCACCATTTGAATCTCTTAATAATGAAATTGATGGCTATATTGGTAATGATTATGCAGGATTAAAATCAACATTCCCATACCTCGCAGGTAATGGAGTTGGTAGTATTCAAGCAACATTTGATGCACTAGAAACATCTCTTGGAGCTGCGCAAAACTTTGCTGATAACTATCAAATTGGTCCATTTACTCTCGGTAGATTGGCAACAATTGCGCAAAATTCATCACTTCAAGCGAGTTTGCAAAATTTTAGAGACCATACTGACGCACTCTCTGGCGTAAAGTCTACTATGGCTTATGAATTGGTTCCTTTATATGGTAATGTTGTTTCTGTTGGTGCTTCTGTAAGCATTGCGTCTAGCAATGTTGTAACGCCAAATTTATACGCGACGGCATATCCTAAAGTTGATTATGGCGATACAATTATCATTGACTCACAAACTAAGATCGTAACAGAAAAGGTATTTACTGCCCATGCTTCTGGCACAGTCTCTGTTGATGTTTCTACCAATAATGTGAAGGTAATAACTGCAAGCACAGGAACGCTGAATCTGTTAAATTGTTTACTGTCGGTATCGGGAACAATTAATCTCAATTCAAGTATGTTCATCACTGTAAACAATGTTATTAGACGAATTGAATCAATTAACTCCGCTGGAGATTATCTAACAGTAGATGTTGCGTTCGATAATTCTGTAACTGGAGCGCAATTATTTAAAGAAACATCATTTATCGTAAACAGCGCATTCACCACAACGAAAACAAATCAAACAGTTTATGTTAAATCTGCGTTTATTGCAAATTCAGAGTGCTTGGATGATACAATTACTGGCAACGGAACTTCGTGGCTAACTCAACTGGAAGTTGGGGATAAGAAATAATGAAATTGAAGTGTCAGGATTTAGTGAAGATATCGATCCAGACGAAATCATTAATGGCTTTACGATGATTGAAACAATGACTGGTGATCCTAACTTCATGAAGGGGGTCACATCTAAAGTCCGACTTGCGAATGGAAAATACACCTCTGTTGCAACAGAAAATCCTACCGATGCTGCGCAAGCACTCTTTAAGAAAGAGTTATTGCAAGATGCTAAAGATGCATTAAAGCGAATGAAGTATGAACTTAACGATGCTAAACTTCGCGGATTAAGCGAGGCGCAGGTAACAACTGCAGTTAATGGAGCTATTTCTAGATTCTTAAATGTTAGAAATGATCTTGAAGCAGTCATCGCGCGAGATAAACAAATTATTAAAAACGTTAAGAACTTCGTTAACGCATTAGGCAAACTCTTCTCATTGTCTTGCGGTAAGAAGAAACGAAACAAGGGTGACACATCTTCTGATGATTATCTAAATGTCATTATTGTGCCATATGCTCCAGAAGATGGATGTGATGCCACAACAGGAAATTTTATCGATATTCTAGATGACTTCGACGGTGAGTTTAACCAAGATTCAGTGACTTCACCAGTTGCTAATTCAAATACTGCAATTGCCGCAACTGATGCGTTTAATGGCTCTGATACTATAATTGGTCTACCAGGTCAGTTCAACGGTCCAGATACTGGAACAGAAAGTAATGTTGATATCGATGATCGTGATCCAGATGTCAATGTTCCAGAAGATCCATGCGCTAAACCTTGCTAAATATAAAAAACTGATAGGTTGTAGATGTCTCTAGAAGTACGCACATATAAAGATTTAGATTTAAATTTCACTGCACACCCAGTTACGAAAGATGTTGTTAAAAGAACTGGAAATGCGGCAATAATCGGTGCACTTCGCAATTTGATATTGACAAATTTGTATGAGAAGCCATTTCAACCAACGTTTGGATCTAGGATTCGCAACTTATTATTCGAAGATATTTCGTTTATCACCGCAAATATGCTTCAGTCCGAGATTCAATCGGTTATACAAAACTTCGAACCGCGTGTTTCTGTTGATGCTATTAGAGTAGAGGCTCAACCAGAAGAAAATCGTTATGCTGTGACACTCAGATTTTACATT